TCAGTACTCCACCTTACGCGATCGCGGTCTTGATGAGGTAGCCGGCGATGGCCTTGCCAGCGTCAGCCGTGCCGACGTCGCCCTGTGCTGGCAGCTTGAGATCGTAGCGACGACGGACGCGAAGCAGGTCAGATGCCCGCTTCTCCTCGCGCCAGCGGTCGACGAACTGGTCGCCCCACTTGAACTCGTAGCCGAAGGCAGGAACCTTCAGACCAGGCCGGTCAGGCACGTAGGCAAGGATGACATCCTTGCCCCAGAGGTAGCCGAGCGACGTCGGCTGACCCTCGTTGGCACTGTTGAAGCCAACACCAGGAACGACGACCTTGCCCAGGCTGAGAACTGCCGAGAGTAGCTCCGGCGAGAAGATCGCCCGCTCGGAGTACTTGATCCGCTCGAGGAAGTCCGGGTGGTCTTCCAGAACGACCATCACCTGGTAGGGGATGACCGCAACCGTCGGGTCGAGGAAGATGCGGTTGTGTACCTGCGTCTTCCCTGTCCGGAGGTTCAGGATTGGGTCGGAGTTGACGTAGTCGTTCCACTGCGCGGTACCTACGAGCGTCGTTGTCGACGTCGAAGCGTAGTTCGCAGCGGTTGTCGACAGGTTCTTCATCGCAACTTCGCGACCCAGCATGATACGCGAGGTCACCAGCTCGGTGGCGTCCTGGTCCGGCGCGAGCGGCGAGTCAGCGTTGGAACGCTCCTCGTCAGTCACTGCGATCTGCAGAGCGTGCTCTGCAGCGTAGTACACGTCCGTCGAGACCGACAAGCCGTTGATCTCGTTCGCCTCAGAACCAGGCGCCCGGAAGTCGCCAGACTCCGGAAGCCAGGCCTCACGACCGAAGATGTAGTACTTGTCAGTCTGCTTCATGACCGTTACGGCCGGGAACAGCTGCTCACCAACAAGACCGGCGTTCGGCCACGCGATACTGATCTGCGAAAGGATCTTATCAACGTGGACGTTACCGCCACCTGAGGGGTTATAGGCTGCCATAGTTATTCACTCCCCTCAGGTCTACAGGAACTTGGTGGTGGACGGAGTCAGAAGAACGTCGATCAGGTCACCCGCAGCAACAGTGCCACCAGGAACCGACATGCCCACGCAGATACCAATAGCGAAGTTGGTGCTAGTGCCCGTTGCCAAGATCGCGCCGCCCGCGTTACCGACCATAACCGGCGAGCCGAGCACGATCGCACCAGGAGTAGCATTGGCATACATCTTGGTGATGCCCATGAGGGCAACGTTGGCAACAGCGTTGCCATATGCCACCTTGACCGCGTCGATGTCTTCTTGAACGACACCGATCGACCAGACGGTCGCTGCAACGTTCAAGTCGATACGCGCGACGCTCGCAGCAACTGAAAACTTCACCGCGCGGTAGCGAGTAACACCAGCAGCCGCCGAGCCGTTGTAGGTCGCAAGGACTGGGTAGCCCTTGTCAAGTACGTAGTTACCACCTCCAGCCACTGCTTACTCCTTCCACGCGTAGGACTCTTTGCGGTACTCATCGTACAGCTGACGGTTTTCACGCGCCACCTGGTCGAGAGCATCGGCATACTTCATGCCCTTGAGAACAAGACCATCGACGAGCTCGTTGAGAACCTGCGAAGCCGGCTTCTCGTCGCGGCCAACGCGGCTGTACCCACCAGCACGCTCGCCCAGCTCGACGAAGAAGTTCTGGCCGTCACGCATCATGGTCATGAGCTCGTAGACGCTGTCAGCAACATCCTGAGGGATCCGAGGGTCCGAAAGGATCTTCAGCGCCTGCGCCTTACCAACGGGCGACAGTGCCAGCTTCGAGCTGTCGAACTCGGACAGCTTCCGAGCCACATCCGCCTCGCGAAGCTGGATGCTCATCTCGCCCAGGCGCGAAGCCTGGTCCTCGAGGTGCGCAACCAGAGCAGCCGCGGCCGGGTTCTGCTCAGCCAGCGCCTTGATCTCGGCGCCCAACGTAACCGTAGGAGGCTTCGGCGGGTCGTTCTTGGGAGGATCGTTCTTCGGAGGGCCACTCGGGAACGCTTCCGACAGCTGCTTGATCAGGCCAAGACGGGCCGTCACATCAGCATCGGTTGCATTCTCGGCCAGCCCGATGCTCACACGCAACTGCTTCGGGTCCACCTCGACCTCTTCCACTTTGGTCGGAGGCTCTCCAAAGGAGAGCTCCGACAGATTGATCGGTAGCAGGTTCTTCAGGAACGGCCTATTGGTAAGACCACCGCCGAAGAGCACGTTCTTGTGTTCCTGTCCAGCAGGATCGATCCACTTATCGACGAACTCAGGCGAGAAGTACCGGAACGCCTTGGTGCGGATCTTCTCAGCGGCCGCCTTGGTGAACTCTACAAGGCCCTTGAGGACGCCGCCCTCAAACTTGACCTGCTTGATCCACCCAGCAGCTTCGCTACTACCCGTCTTAACCGAGCTGTGGTCGTAGTCGATCGCCAGATCAACACCGCGAACGTTCTGGGCGACGTTGTCGGCGAACTCTTGCAACTTCTGCGGCGTGAAGTCGATCTTCCCGTACACCGGGTGATCGTACGTTCCCACCTTCATCAGCTCGATCCAGGCAGTGTCGCCCTCAGAGAGGACGTTACCACCATTCCAATTGAGCAGATCGACGTAGAACCCATAGGTAGCCATCAGTTCTCCAAGCTACCTGAGGTGCCGTTAGTGCCCTTGGTGATACGGTTGGTACGCTTCCCAGCAGTCACGCCAACTCGATTGGTGCGCTTGCCTGGGGAAAGCGCCCGCTGCTGACGAGGTGTCGCTACCTTACCATTAGGTACTTCACCCATGGCCTTGGGAGCGGCCTTCTTCGCAACCTTCTTCGCTGCGCCGAGACCAGCCGACTTGCCCATTCCAGCACTCGACATGGATCCGGGAGGACAGGCTGCATCGGACATCTTCTTTGGGAACGGCGCTGCCTTCTTCGCCGCTACCTTCTTGACAGGAACCTTTCCAGCTGCAGCCTTCTTAGCGAAGGGATTAGCCTTCTTAGCCGCCACCTTCTGCCTCCCTCCGCTGATCACCTTGTCGGTATGAACGCTGCCTGAACCTGTGGGATTATAAACGCTCAAGCTAATCCACCTCGGTCTATACTGATTATATAGGATTCCATTTTGTATCTCAAGTGGCAATTTCTTTACTTTTTATCCGCCAGAAGCATCACGTCCAGCGTTTCCACCAGGCTTGTTCATCGCTGAGGGTGTCTGCCTAGGCCCACCCACCTTGTTGGCATTCATGTTCTGCTTACCAGCATTGGGGTTGTTAGGATTGTTCGGATCGTTGGGATTGCCAGCATTAGGATCAGTAGTGTTATCGCCCGGATTACCTGTAGGCATAGTACCATGCGCAGGTCGCACCATCATAGGTGTACGTGCCGTCGCTGGATCAGCCGGCGGCAAGTCCATTTCACGTCGTAGCTGCGATTCCATATTGTCGTCAGGACGAATAGCATCGATGCTAACCAGGTTACGAATGGCAAATGACAGTGTACGAATGTCTTCCCACTCGCCAATACGCCGTGCACGAAGACGCGGATAGCCACGATCGACACCAAGCCGGTAGTTCAAGTCTACCAGCTGCTTGATGACATACTTGTTGAAGATGTCGCAGACATAGTCAGCAAGGTAACGTGTCGACTTCAAGAAGATGTCGACGTTACTATCCTGCGTACCAGTCGTTGCATCCATAAACGAGCCTAGGACATTCGACTTGATGCGCATGTCGTGGTGTTCGATCGACTTCATACAGTCAACAGGCTGACCTTTGATCTCGGCAAAGATCAGATCCCAAAGAGGCGGAAGGGTGACGTGTGCTCGTTCATTGGTACGCAGGTTACGTCCGAGGTTGTCTGCGAGCTTCTGATCGTCAGTAGAGAAGCCTGGTGGCAACTTAATGACAGGAATACCAATGCCATGACGCTCCTTCTGAATTGCATCGATCTTGTAAAGGGTGTCCTTGTAGTACCAGTGCTTATACGCCGACCTTAGCACTGAAATGCCTGTAATATCCCCAGCTTCAGGCTCATGCGAGAAGATTACCATCTTCTCAATGGGAATGAATCGCTCGGTCAGTGCTTCCATTCCCGTGCCCTGACTAGCAGGCGACGTACCACTGTAAGGGTTGCTAAACATCTTACACCCATTGGGCCCGCCATTGAAGTCGTAATCCCACTCCTGAATATCAAGTGGGTGACGTGGCGCGATCTTCTGCAGACGCAACTTACCATCAGGATCTATACCCGATGAAGGATACACCTTCTCGAAAGCCATGTAGCCATAGTCAGCCATGAGCAGTATATCGCTCAGTAGCGTAGCCCAAGGTACGTTGAGACGCTCGAAGAGGTTGTCACTAACGAAGTTGGCAATGCTGATATCCTGCTTCGTAGCAGGCGTGTTATCATCAGAGGTGTATGGTTCGACGAACCAGTGAGCACCCTGCACAGGCGTCTTCAGGAGGCGCATCGATGCACGAACTGCACCATCCTGCCGACGCATGTTGTAGTAAATGCGAATACCATTTTGCTGATGAAGCTTGGTGTTATCGTCTCGACGAGTCCATGAGGTGAAGGGACTCGGAGCCGTGTAACCAAACTCACGCAACGCAGTACCTGGCGCAATACCAGGATCGTGATGCGCACGCTCAGCCATCACCATGTAGCTCTTGTCGTCAGGAATACTAACAACATCCATGGACATCAAGAGCTCTTCTAGAGCTGCAGTGCCTGCATCACGGGCGACCCCGTCTTGTTCAAGCACCACAGAGGGATCGCGCGACTGATTGACGTCCTGTTCAATGGAAGTCTCGGTGTCAGTCATTTCACATGTGCTCCATGTTCGCCATAGTGAAGTACCCGCTGGTGTTGTCGTCACTATAGTCGTTCCCCGAGGTACCTGTTGTAAAGGTACCTTGTGACGGTTCTAGCGATGCCATCGAGTACACGTCGGACAGCTTATGACGCGCACCTAGTTTGTAGATGTGCATAAGGGCATAACGAATGGCGTCAAGAGCATGGTCGTCGTACTTCTGTGCATCCTCTCGGGGATTACGAAGCACTCGGCCAACAGATGAAGGGGCTCGGTAATTGTTGAACTCACGGATAGTATTGACACATGAGTGGTCGACGAAAAGCTTAGGCGCTTCCAGCGGAGTACCGTACTCATCTGCTTCACCGATCTGCCTCATCTTGAGGAAAGTGTTGACGAGCTCTACACCTTCACGCCAGCCCGATTCGGTCTTTCCTCCCGCAGTAACACCGCTCTTAGCCTCAGGGAGGGCATAACAAGCAACGAGATGCGTCGATACTTCAATTGCTGCTCCTGGATCAGCCGCATCTCCAAACGCCAGATCGAGATGGTAGCCTGGAGGCTGCTCTCTGTTCTTGAGGATTTCCAGATGCGTAGGCAACGTGAGGAATGGGCGGTAATGCTCTCGCCAGATGTAAACAGTGTCCCAGGGGTCAATCTGAAACTCAATGGCAGCTAGAGGGTTCGTGAAACCCCAGTCAAAAGCAATGTAGTTCGGCCAAGCTGGATTGAACACATGCTTCTTAACATGCGTAGTTTCCTTAAAAACTTCGTAAATCTTTCCTACGAACGCACTGAACTCTGCACCGATTTCCTGGAGGAACCAGGGTAGGATCGTGGTGCTCTCGATGAGCTGGATCTCTTCGTCCTGACGTCCACCAGGATACACAACAGGATTGTCCCAGGACGGGAACTGCCAACTCTGGTAGTCAGGTTGATCCGGATTCTGACCGCGCGCCCATTCATCATACAGCCAGTTGTAACCTTCAGGCGTCGTGGGGAAGTCTGCACCACCCCGACGGTCAGCAAGTGCTGCACGGATGTACCGTTCCCAGGTATCCTTCTTGTGCTTTGCCGCCTCCGACATGATAGCAAAGTCGAGACGTTCGCCCACAAGATTCTCTGGGTGATCTGCCGACCTACACT